CGTCTCAGTTCTCCGGCGCCACTACCTCTCCGGCAGCCGACGCCCCTTCGCCCTCCCAAACCGGCCCGGCCCTTGTAGCCACCACCCCAGCCGATGCCGCGCCGCTCATGATCACTTCGGTAACCATGAGCGGAAACGGTCAAGAACTGATCTTCAAAGGGCATGGTCCCCGACATGGCACTGTCTACATCGTCGCCGCGCGACAAGACAGCACCCCAGCGCAGGAGGCTTCGCAGAACTGGCTGGTGTCTCCCGCTGCGACCTATAGCGCCGACGGAGACGCGTGGTCGGTGACCTGGAAGCTAGACCAGCCGTCGAGCGGCCTCAGATTTACCGCAGTGCTTATGAACACAGCGTCGTACTGCAATCCGGGATCCACCTGCGGCGGCGCACCACCGACGTGGCTCCTGGGCAATTCTGGACCAGCGGCTGACGGGGTGGAGCAATCGGTACCAGTACCTACAGCAACATCAGCGTCATAACGTAGCAACTGTCAGTCAATTTCAACCGTCTCCGTGCCGCTCATTCTCGGCGCGGCGGCGGGCGCAGATCAGGTCCCAGGTGAAGCGGCGCACGTACCAGGGGGTGTCCTGCAACTCGTGCCAGGTCCAGCCCATCTCCCGCATCACCTCAAAATCGATCAACTCCTCCGGCGGGGCACCGGAGTTCCAGGTGCCGTCGTAGATGGACTCGGCGGGCAGCAGGACCTCTTCCTCATAGGGGTCTAGCCCGCCGGGGTAGGGTCCGGGTTCAGCGCCTTGGACAACGCGGTGCGGATCTCGATCGGCAGCTTGGCCACCAGCTCCGGCGTCGCCGGCAACGGCAGGCTCGCCTGATCCTGACTCGGGTCGTCGGCATCGTAGACGTGCCAGTCGACGACCATGCGCGCGATCACCTCCCGGGAGAACCGCGCCGGGTCCCTCTCCTCGGCCTTGGCGTCCTCCGGACCGGTCAGCGTCTCCAGCGTCACCGTCTTGCGGTTGCGCAGCACGACGTAGACCAGATCACCGGGCTCGGACAGCTCCGGGAACTCGATGCGGACGGTGCGGTTGGCGTAGCCGGGCACGGCTGCCCCCTTCGATATTCAGTTTGTGGGTTTGCGTAGCGTCTACGAGCCGGTGACCAGGACCGTTGACGGGTGGATCAGCTGACAGCGCGGTCGAATAGGTAGTGACACGTATCAGACGTCATATTCAGGTGGTTTACTGGCGTGTCGGGCCGCGAGCCGCGGCGAACGTGCCACACGGGGAGTCCACACAGTGATCGCTCACATCAGCACTGCGCGCCGCCGTGTCGCATTGGTCGGCTCAGGTGTTCTACTGCTCGTCGCAGCCGCCGTCCTCACCGCGACAGCCGCGGGCTCCGGCGGTACCGCACGTCCGACGCAGCATTCACACCGGTACGCGGACTACCTCGACGACCCGGGTAGCGACGACTCGTGCTCGCAGCCGCCCGCGCAGCGCAGCGGCGGGTGGGTGTGCCCGGCGGTCGACGGCCACAAGTAAGAGGCAATCGGCACTCGCGCGTCTTTACCAAGGCTTGACCCCGCGGGAGCTTTGACCCCGGGTGAATCAGAGTACTGATTCAGTGTGGCCGACTACGGGAGGCGGCCACACCACACGGGAGGGTCATCCAAGTGTTCTCAGGAATCGGGCGCCGCCGTATCGCGGTCGGCGCCGTACTGGCGACCGCTGCAGCGGCGATGGCTGGAATCACGGCCGCAGCCAACCCCACCGACCGGAACAGCCCCACCAACGGCAGTTCCGCCAAGCCGGGCCTCTACCAGGACTACCTGAACGGCGCATCAGTGCAGGCCGCCGGCGAGGACCAGTGCGCCAAGCCGGTCTCGCAGCGCGCAGGCGCGTGGTTTTGCCCGCAGACCGACAAGCCCGCAGCCAAGGCATCGCCGACCACTACCGGCTTCTGCAACTTCAGCGGCTGCTACAACGAGTACGACCACCACCACATCGACTTCCAGAGCGACACCGACTACTGGGGCTACGGCAGCTGGACCGCGGGAACGGTCAGCTTCAAGACGGAATGGTCCCTCGACGGGCAGACCGCGATCACGGCCAAGCCGGTGATCCTGACCACCTCGATCCCCGTCACCAACGTCCACTTCACCGGCGATCTGTACAACCCGCCGCCGGGCAAGGTCGGCACCGAGATCCCCGGCAAGTACTACGCCTCCAGCGCCGGCAACTCCAACGGCACCATCAGCTGGCCGTTCCCGGACTCCGGATACACCGCCTGGGATTCGAACAACTACAACCGCACCTGCGTCATCCAGGCCTCCTGGTCCCTGCCGGACTACCCCGGCTACTGGTACGTGTACGTCAAGAGCCCGATCGCCAGCAACGGCAACGGCCGCAACACCCCACCGTTCGGCGCATTCTACTTCCGCGGCGCCGACCAACTGCCCGCCTCCCCGTTCGTAGGCAACTACCGTAGGTAGCATGCGCGACGAGCAGGATTACCGCATCGACTTCCTCATGATCCACGAAGGCCTCACCGAAGAGGAGGCCCGACAGCGAGTGGCCGACGAGCAGGGTTCGCCGGCCACCGGCGCGCCGACCCCGGCGCAGATCGTCATCTCCTTTCACCCCTTCCACGAGCGCTCGCCAGAATTCGCCGCCGTCGCCGGCCATCACCAGGCGCGGTGGGAGGCGGTCTGGACCGAGGCCACCGAGGGCGGCGGAGAACAGAACATGACGCACATCCGCGACAGGTTCGAATCGCACGACGACAGCCCGCAGGAAGCGATCGACTGGGCCGTCGAACGCTGCGCAAACGTGTGGATCAGCCCGACAGGCACGGCCGCCGCGATCCCGCTTGAGGAGTACCTGGCCCGCGGCTAAACGACGGCGGGGTGACCGAACCGGCCACCCCGCCGTCAGTACGCACTCTGCACGAAGTTCTTCACCGTGGCCTGGATGACGCCGCCACCGTCGGCCGCGTTGGCGATCCCAGACAGCGAGAACGACGCCGCAGCATACGGTCCGGACAGGTCGCGGGCACCCTTATAGAACCCAGACTGGGACATGGTGAGGGCGAAGGTGGCACCGCCGAACGGCAACGGCTGGGTGAGCGAGGATGTGGCCGGCCTCTGGATGTACTGCTGGTACAGGTTCAGGTCGGTCATGTTCTCGAAGATCGCCTTGTAGGAACCGTCGGCCTCCATGGGACCCGCGAAGATCTCCCGGGGTGCCTGCTGCCCGGTGGACAGGTGCAGCGCTTCGGTGGCGCGCTTGAGGGTGAGGTCCAGGCTGATGCCGCGGGTGGAGGCGGCGCCGCCGTTGCTCATCTGCCACTGCCACCCAAGCATCGGCGGCAACGAGGTGTAGGGCTGGGCCATCTGCGTCTGCGGCGCCGACGGGTACGACAGCATCTTGATGCTCAAGGAGACCGCGGACTTCGGATCGATCTTGATCTGCATGTCGGAGATCGCGGCGCTGCTGAACCCGAGCGTGCCGATGGTGTCGAACACCGTCAGGGAGAACGTCGAGCGGGAGAACGCGGACTGCTTGAACAGGTGCGTGGCCTGGGAGACGACGGCGACGCCGGCGGCGTGCGGCTTGGCCAGGGCCGAGCCGGTGCCGGTGGACGCCAGCGGGATGTCGTACGGGCCGGTGCCGACGGCCACCCCGGTGACGGCGTACTCCGCGTTGGCCCCTGTGTCGATCATGATGGTGCTGCCGGCGGGGATCGAGACGGCCACTGGGATCGTGTTGGCCCCGGCCGTGGTGCCGGTTCCGCCTAGGGTGGTGGAGATGCCCGGTGTGACGGTGTCCGGGCCGATCATGCCGCGCAGGAAGATCCCGACGATGTCCGGGTAGCACAGGCACTCGATGTCCCAGGAAGCGTCCACCGAGCCCTGGTACATGCCATGGAGGATCGAGTCGTCGCCGCGCACACTCTCGTCTTTGAGCTGTGCGAAGACGTCTTCGAAGGTGGCCTTGGTGAACGGCACCGCCATCGTTGGCGCCAGGTACTGCCCGAGCGCGAGTTCCCGGGCGATCCCAAGGGTGGCGGCGCGAGAGAGCTGCGTCATGCCTCAGCCCCCTCACTGGAAGCTGTCTTCGCCTTGGCCCGGCTCGCAACGGCGGCCTCGGAGACAGCGGGGATCTTCTTCGCCGAGGCGGTGCGGTCGGCGCCGAGGGGTTCGAACCCTGCGATGGGGATCGGCCACTCCAGCGTCTCGCCCGGCTCGACCGCGACGGCCGGGTACAGCCGTCCGTTCTCGGCGCGGTGCTCGGGCAGTACCGCGGTGTGCGGGTGGGGGTTGCGGTAGCGCACGCGCCGCCTCCGATATTCAGTTGTTCGCTATGAAGTTGTGGGCGCGGCCGGAGAGAGCGGTTCAGTCAGCCCACGGTTCACAATGAACGTGAGACCGGCTGAAAAGGGTGAGCAAGCTCTAGCGACTGCCACCCTCCAGGACGACAATCAAGATCCTTAAGCCAAATTTTTGTAGGAACCCTTCAAGATACGTGTCTAGATATCTAGATTGGCCGCCAGAGGGGCTACCGCCCGGTAGCCCGCAATGATGTAGCCATGTCTGATGACAGGGCTCTCAGAGAATCGCAACGGTGCGACGTCGATAGAGATCGTCGGTCTGCCTTCGACAGCAGCGGGCGTCGGTGGACGGCGCTCGCCATGATGTTGATCATGGTTATGGCGATGGCGGCCTATATGGCACGCCACAACGCATTTGCGGTGGCCGGAATTTTCACGCCACTCCCGGCAACGCTGCTGGCAGCTGCGCAGGTCATGAAGGTGCGGCATCAAATCTTGCACGCCAATAACGATCACACGCGGCGCGCCGAACCCAGCACCACCGAAGAGGAAGATCATGCCGTTATCTCGAAGTCGTCGACAGTGTAGCTAATCGTGCCTTTGAACAGGCCGACGCCGGCTGTGTCGAGGGCCGGGGTGAAGTTCACGGTGACCATGCCAGGGTGCTCGCCGGCCGACAGGAACCGGCCGCCGTGGCTGTGGTCGTGCGGGAACCCGCGGATGCGGGCGAGCACCAGCTCGATCGCGTCGTCGAAGCTCTGCTGGTCGGCTTCGGCGGCGCCGCCGGAGTTGTTCAGCGGCCACAGCGCGTGCAGCACCATCCGGTGACGGGCCGTGATCCGGATGTGGGCGGTGCGGTCCTCGCTGATCTGCCCGCGGGTAACGTACAGCGAGGTCTTCATCGTGGCCGGCACCCGCGGCCAGTAGCCGGAGACGATCTGGAACGGCCCGCCCGCCGCCGCGGTGAGCGCGGGCAGGCCGTCGCCAGCGGTGGTGAGCCACTCTGTTTCACGCGCTACGACGTCGGCGGTCGAGAACATGAGGTCAGTCCCATCCGCCGTAGGTGGTGATGCCGTGGTCTGCATCGCGCGCGATCAGATACGCGATGATCTTCTGTTTCTTGTCCGGGTCCATGTGCTTCCAGCGGGCTTTGAGCTTGGCGCGCTGCTTGGCCTGCCACTGCGGTGACATCGTCGACCACTTCGGGTGCATCCACTTGCCGGTCTTCTGGTGGTTGCGCCACACCAGATACAGGATGATCTTGTCCCGTTTCTGCGGGTCCATGGTGTGCCAGCGCTGCTTCAGCGCCGCCCGCAGCCTCGCCTGGTGGGCGGGCGTCATGGTCGACCACTTGCGGTGGGTCCACACCCCGGTCTGCTGGTAGCGGCGCCACGCCAGGAACCCCAGGATCTTGTCCTTCTGCTCCAGGCTCATGTGGGCCCAGCGCTCCCGGGCGGCCTTGGCCAGGGCGGCTTTCTGCGCGGCGGTCATCTGCTCGCCCTTGATGTGGAACCACTGGCCGGTCTTCAGGTAGTGCTGGTAGCGCAGGTACCGCAGGACCTTGATGCGCTGGGCTTCGGACATGGTGAGCCAGCGGGCTTTCATCCGGGCCGACAGCTTCGCCCGCCCGGCGGGGGTGAGGTGGATGTGCCGGCCCTTCATCCGGGCAGAGAGTTTGGCGCGGGCCTCGGCCGACATCTTGCGGCCCTTCATCCGGGCGGACAGCTTCGCGCGCGCCGCCGCGGACATGTGTCGGCCCTTCAAGCGGGCCGACAGCCGGGCCCTGGCTTCATCGGACAGACGGTGCCGCCGTGCGGTGGCGCGGTGCATCGCGCGCTGGTGCTGGCCGACGCGGCGTACCCGGTAGCGGTGCTGGTGCCGGATCTTGTGGCCGGGCTTGCGGCGGTAGGCCGGGCGGCTGGTGCGGTGGTGCAGCGCATTGGAGTAGCCGCGGCGCACCCGCCGCTTTCGGGAGGGCAGCTGGTAGGCCGGGCGGTTCCGGCGACGGTAGGGGCTGTGCGCGCTGCGCGCCGGGGTGCGGCGCCGTCTGCGGCGGGCCATCAGTGCGGCCGCACGTAGGACACCAGGATGTCCACGGCCTGCCCGCGCAGGGTGTCCGCGTCGTGGGTGGTGGTGCCCGGCCGCAGCTCGGTGACCGCCAAGTGCGCGGCCATCAGCCGGCACGCCCGCGACAGCGACGCCGGGACGGTGGTGTAGCCGCCGGAGTAGGTGATGCGGATCAGCGACCCGGACGGCAGGTAGGTGCCCAGCGGGAACCACAGGTGTCCGGAGTCCGGCTCGGGGCCGGTCAGCCGGTCGGCCGGAATCAGCTGCGACCCGCCGAAGCTGCGCAGGATCAGCACGCTGATGTCGGAGTAGGACCACATCTCCGGGTAGCGGGGCGCGTACTGGTCCAGGTAGACGTGCCGGACCAACTGGGTCGTGCCCAAAGCTGCGGCGTAGGAGGCGCCGACGACGCCTTGCGGGTCGATCGGGATGCCACCTGCGTCGCCGAACTCATCGGGGTCGATACCGGCGGCCCGGTGGGACTCGACGATCCGGGTGAACGGCGCCAGGCGCCGGTCGGTCTCGTCCTCGCATATCCGGGTGGCGTCGACCAGGAACTCCTGGACCGTGTCGGGGTCGAAGTGGACGAACAGGTCCGCGAACGGACCCGCCATCAGTTGGGCGACGCCGGCCAGCGGGGTGACGTCATCGGACACGCACCCACCGCCTTACCCCGGCTGCTGCCGGACATGTCGAATGGACCTCGCGCTCGGCGCGGGGCTTCAGGGATCAGGGGTCGGGGAGCTGTCACGCCTACCTGTAACACTCAGGTCATGCAGGTGTAGGAGTACGCGGCGTGGCTGGGTGGCGACACCGACAGGCATCGGATGCTGGGCGCACTGAGCGGTGGCCGCGAGCGGGATAGGTCGACTGGCCTATCAGCGACCTGGGCGTTCTGGGCCGAGCGGGTCGTGATGGGTGAGCCCACTCATCTGCTGCAACCCGACAAGCAAGAGTGCCCACGCTGCCCGTGGCTCGTCCAGCCACCATCCGTGATGTCACCTATCTCAGTGTCCTGTGATATGCGCTTACGCTGGTCGTAACCCGTGAAAGGAGGCCGCGGATGATCGGCTTCGAGATCGAGATAGACCTGCCGGTGACCAACGCTCAGGGCGGCACGATCCCTGGCGACACCGACCTGGCGCGAAGCACGACGGCACCGGGCTTCAAGATCGTGTCCGATTCCCGCACACTGACCACCGGCGCCGGCTACTCGAACCTTGAATTCGTCAGCGACGCGGTCAGCGCCATCGGCACACAGCAGGTGGCGGGGCGTGCCACGATCCTGGGGCAGCGTGCTGAGATGCTCCGGATCCGCAACGTGCTCTACGTCGCGGGCGCCGCCGCGCTCGCTGGCAGGGACCCGCAGCTGAACACTGTCGGAGTGGGTGCGAACGCGCTGCTCAACCCCAATCTGCCATACAACGAAACCAACCTGCTGCTGGTGCACTACTCGGTGGGAGTGCCGCTGGCCGGCCTGCCACAGTTCTTTGACCGGCTCCGGGCCGCCGCGCCGATTTTGCCCCTGGCGCAGGGAAACAGCCCCGCGACGATCCGCGACCGCTTCAGCCTGCACCAGGCCCGCGCCTTCGCCGCCGCCGAACTCGCGGTGTTCCTCCACCAGCCCGGCGCCCCCGCCGCTGGCAGCCAGCGGGCCCGCGCGCTGGACGGCTTCCTGCAACTGGGCTACATGCAGGTCTGCGCACTGGCCGACCACCTCGACTACGCCGCCAACCAGCGCGGCAACATCAAGAACCTGACCGCCGTCCTGTGCCGCTCGGCGTTCATCGACGTCTTCCCGCTGCTCTCCGGGCAGGCACAGAACTTCTTGATCGCTCGCTGCGGCGGGACCGAACCGCTGATCACCAACCTGGCCGCCCACCAGCAGGTCGCCGAGCAGGGCTTCGGGCAGAACCACGACTTCCACGAGGACGGCCAGCGGCAAAGCGGCAACCTGGCCATGATCACACTGATGGACTTCACGCTGTCGGTGTTCACCGGCAACCAACGGGTCAACCCACAGCGGGTCTTCGGAGGCATGCGCGACATCGCGCCACACGCCGAGCAGAACGTGAACGTGGTGCCGATGGAGCTACGCAGCGTGGGCAACGAGAGTAAGAGCTGGATGGATGTGCAAAACGAGCTGACGAGTTTGTGCGCCTGGGCTCACGAGGCGTACGGGCTCGCCTGATCTCCAGCCCGAAGTCGACCCCGGGAGGTGGTCCAGGCTACTCGCTGACTCTTCCTACGGCCCTCTTCTGGGGCATCCGGCTGGCCGCCTCGCCGCGTTTGTCCTCGTGTTCCTCAGCGACGCCCGTTGCGGCCTCGGCCTCAACGATGTCGAAGCCGCCGTCAGGTATCCGGGTCAAGACCAGGGCGTGCTCGGCCGGCACCTCGATTACGGCGCCGTCGGTCGGCCAGACGTGGCCGGCCGAGTCGGTCCCGGCCTGGGTTTTACGGACATGGACCATGTCAGGCATCAGCCGGTTCTCCTAGAGCAAGCGGTGAGGGAAGTCGGTAATCGCCGGTCACGCGGCCCCGATGGCGCGATACGTGCCGCATCCTGTGTCGCGCTGTTGCAGCCCGCACATGGGTGAAGGAGAAGGAAGGGGTATCCCGTGGCGCGCCTTCTCCGGGCGCGTTTCCAGGCGCGCCGCGCGCCACGGGACGATCAAAGAGTTGGTCGGGCCCTGGCGCTGTTCGGGGCCGGGCCGGTGTGCGTGGCATGTCGACCTGTGGTTGACAGCCCCCGCACACGATCATGGGCGGGTTACAGCTGCACCGCGACGCGGGAGGCGCGGCCGACGAACTTCGCTGCCCGCACACCGAGAGTGGTGTCAGTGATCAGCGCGTACGGCATGGAGTCGGGGCTTGCGGTGGTCGGGTACAGGTCCAGCGGCTTGTACTGCCGCACCCAGGGTCGGACCAGGTTCTGCGGGTCGCGGGAGATCAGGAAGATGTTCTCCAGGCCGGCGCCGCCGGGTCCGATGCCGGTGTTGGTGCCGTAGTAGGCGGTCGGCGCGATGCCGGGGACGGTAGCGCCGTTGCTCGGTACGAGGGCGGTGCCGGTGTCGGTGATGGTGGTGGTCATGATCGGCGTGATGCCGTCGGCCGCCAGTCCCACAGTGGCGTCCACCCACCCCAGCAAGGTTTCCTGGCCGGCGGCGGTGCCGCGCCACACCTTGAACAGCGTGGGCTGCGCGCCTTCCAGGCCGGTGGGGATCGCGAAAGACAGCGCCACCTGCCCGGTGGCGCCGGTGGTGGTCGCCGAGACCTCGGCGGACGGGCTGATCTCGCCCTGGCGGGCGATGACCGGGCTGATCCGGTAGAAATACTGCCCTGCCGCCAGCGATCCGCCGTTAGCCGAGGGGGTGGCGGTGACGGTTCCCATGGACAGGGACCGTGCCTGAAGGAAGCTGGACTTCAGGATCGGGATGTCGCGGTAGGACATCACGTTCAGACCGGGCGCGATCTCGACGCGGTCGACGAACCGCTGCTGCGGCGTCAGGTACTGCGCGATCTTGCTGTTGGCGGTGGAGGACATCACCAGCGCCCATGGGGAGTTGCCGGTGGGCTCGGCGGAGTTGGTCTCCACCATGTCGATCAGCCGGTCCAGCACGGACAGGTTCAGGGAGGCGCCGTTGGCGTCGATGGCGTTCTGGTTGGCTCCGGAGTAGTTGGAGATCATCGTGTCCAGGCCGTCGAACTGCGGGCGCGGGCCGTTCGCGGAGCAGGCGGAGTTCGCCCACAGCATCGCGGTCTCCACATCCCAGGTCATGCCTCGGATGGAGCCCTTGATTTCCGTCTCGCGCAGGTTGACCAGCTGCTGGGTGACTTCCTGGGCGTAGCCGGTGACGCTGCCCACCGTCTGGAAGTGGGACATCTTGAACTGGTTCTGGACGTAGGAGCCGTTGGCGACCGGGGAGGCGCCGCCGTCACTGACCCAGCCGCCGGAGGCGACCTGGTTGCGGGTGTTGAAGTTGTAGACGTCGGTTGGCCACTGGATGGCCGGGATAGCGGTGACCAGCGGGGAGTAGCGGCGCTGAAGCTCCACCATCACCGGGTCGATGACCTTGGGCTGGAACGGGGATGCGCCGGCGGCGGTGAGCGCCTCGCGCAGCTCGGGAGTCAAAGCGGTACCTCAAGCTTCTGATAATCACGGGTGTGACCATCGCTGCCGTGAGGCACCAGCCCGAGGGCGTGGCGGTCTTGGGGACGTGCGGCTGCCCGCCGCGTGGTGGTGTGTAGTTCGGCTCAGGTGCGCGGGACGCGGCCGTTCAGGACGTAGTTCTCCAGCTGGGGGAAGGCGTAGTGGGAGAACTCGGCCTCGGTGTACTCATGCAGCGGCTTGTTCGGCCAGCTGGTCGGCAGCCCGTGTTCGTTGAGGTCGACGCTGCCGGGCACGGCCGGGACTGCTCCGGGGGCGGTGGCGGTCAGGCCCTTGCGCCCGCCACCGAGTTGCCCGGACTCGACCAGGTCCTGCACGCGCACGGCGACCTGCTCGGAAACCAGGCGCGCGATGCGCTGGTCCTCGGTCTCGGCCACCGGCGCCGGTGCGGCGCCAGCTGCCTGCGCCTGCACCGCAGCAGTCTGTGCTGCTGCGGCCTGCGCCACGGCAGCGGCACCAGCCGGGCTCTGGATCAGACCCGCCAGGGCGGCAAGTTGGGCGGCGGTCGGCGTCCCGGCGGTCTCGGCGACCGGCGCGGCCGGCGCCGTCTCGACCGGCACCGGGGCCGCAGCGGGGACGGCGGGGGCGGCGGGGGCGATCGCGGCGACCAGCTTGCCGATCATGTCGGTGAGCTTGTCGATCCGGTCCGGCTCAGCGGCGACCGTGGCCGC